CTTCATCCAGGCGCGCACTCTCAAGACCGGCAAGCCTAGCTTCCGCCTTTCACTTACCAAGGAATAAACATGCTGCTATCCAAGCCTTCACCCATACAGGTTTTGCGTAATCGTAAGGAATGGTACATGAGTGAGATGCCTGATTCGATTCGTATTCCCGCACTAGAGGGAGTCAGATTTGACGAGGTTGTTCGTCCAATTGAAGAGGCAACGATCGATGATCTGACTTTCGCGGCGATCGGTATTCAAGCGGAACTGCGCCAAATACAGCGCAAGCTGACATGCATTCAGGAACTTCACGACCTTGCCCGTAAGCAAGGCGCTCTGGGATGCCAAACGGTTCAAGAAGTATTCATTGAGCCAAAGTCCAGAGAGGTCAACAAATGAACTTGCCAATCATTACCGCAGACCAGCGGTTAGCTGAGAGACGTGGAGTCAAAGGTGTGCTCGTTGGGAAAAGTGGAATTGGGAAGACATCCCAACTATGGACACTCAAATCCAGTGCCACCTTGTTTTTTGACCTAGAGGCTGGCGACCTTGCAGTTGAAGGCTGGGCTGGTGACACGGTACGCCCACGGACCTGGCAAGAATGCCGCGACTTCGCGGTCTTCATTGGTGGCCCTAACCCTGCTTTGCGCGACGAACAGCCTTATAGCCAGGCGCACTTTGATGCGGTATGCCAGCGTTTTGGTGATCCATCCGCCATGGACAAATACGACACCGTCTTTGTGGACTCGATCACCGTAGCTGGTCGACTCTGTCTGCAATGGTGCAAAGGTCAACCTCAAGCATTTTCAGAAAAGTCTGGGAAACCTGACAACCGCGGTGCTTACGGATTGATGGGTCAGGAAATGATTGGCTGGCTTACGCACTTGCAACACACTCGGCGCAAGAATGTGTGGTTCGTCGGCATCCTGAATGAAGCGCTGGATGACTTCAACCGTCGCGTGTTTTCTCTGCAAGTCGACGGATCAAAAACTGGGCTTGAACTGCCAGGAATTGTTGATGAGGTGGTGACTCTCACGGAGCTCAAAGCCGATGATGGCACCAGCTATCGCGCCTTTGTGTGCCACACGCTTAACAGTTGGGGCTATCCAGCTAAAGACCGCTCGGGTCGCTTAGACACCCTTGAAGAGCCCAACCTCGGGCGACTCATGGAAAAGATCTCTGGTCCAGCCAAACCTACGCGAGAGCGACTCGACTTCTCTCGCCCTGTTAACGCTTTGTCCGCGTCTTCAAACGCCAGCACTGAATCCATTTCCTCCAATTCCTCTCAGGAGTCCTGATCATGACTTACTTCGATTTCAACACGGCATCTGAACAAACTTCTTTCGACCTTATCCCCAAAGGCACATTAGTACGCGTGCGCATGACCATTAAGCCCGGTGGCTTTGATGATGCCACGCAAGGCTGGACAGGAGGCTACGCCACCCGAAACCTGAGCACCGGATCGGTATATCTGAACTGCGAGTTCGTGGTAACCGAAGGTGAATTTGCACGCCGCAAACTGTGGTCGCTCATTGGATTGCACAGTCCAAAGGGACCTGAGTGGGCCAACATGGGGCGCACCATGGTGAAAGCCATCCTGAACTCTGCACGCAACATTCAGCCAAGCGATAACAGTCCAGCCGCGCAAAATGCGCGCCGTATTAACGGCTTTGCAGATCTCGATGGTATTGAGTTTCTTGGCAAGGTGGACTGGGACAAAGATCAGAACGGTCAGGATAAAGCAGTCATCAAGTCCGCAGTCACTCCCGACCATAAAGACTATTCCGTGATCATGGGGGCAGCACATGCGCCAGCACCAACTGCAGGTGCAACGCCTAATGCCAACGCATACGCACAAGCCACAGGTCGTGCACCGGTCCCCGGTCGCCCGAGCTGGGCACAATAAGCGAGGGTCGACATCATGATACTTAGACCTCGCCAAACCCTGCTAGTCGATCGCACTGTGGAGGCGCTAGCACAGCACGGTAATACGCTAGCAGTCGCGCCCACAGGATCAGGCAAGACCATCATGCTGTCGGCCGTGGTCGGAAGGCTGTTGTCCGAGCCAGATGCTAAGGCATGCATTCTAGCTCATCGCACCGAGTTAACCGACCAGAACCGCAACAAGTTTGAACGCGTCAACCCGAGTCTTAAAACGTCGGTGTTCGATGCTTACGAAAAATCATGGGATGGCAACGCTACTTTCGCGATGGTACAGACCCTCTCGCGAAAGGCCAATCTGGACCAGTTACCTACTCTGGACCTACTGGTGATTGATGAGGCGCATCATGCCGCATCGCCCAGCTACCGAGAGGTGATCGACCAGGTGTTGGTCAAAAACCCGAAGGCGGCGATCTGCGGTTTGACTGCCACTCCAAACCGAGGTGATGGTAAGGGGCTGCGCGCAGTGTTCAGCAATGTTGCTGATCAGATCACGCTAGGCGAGATGATCGCCAGCGGCCACCTAGTACCTCCACGAACCTATGTGATAAATGTTGGCACGCAGGAAGCATTGCAAAATGTGCGCCGCACCGCGATCGACTTTGACATGAATGAGGTCGCCACCATACTCAACAAAACGCTAATCACCGAGTCGGTTATTAGCAATTGGAAGGAAAAGGCGCGCGATCGCAAAACCATCGTCTTCTGCTCAACCGTCGAGCACGCCACGGATGTCTGCAGCGCGTTCAATCGAGCAGGAATCAAGTCCGTCTTAATCCATGGCGAGTTGTCAGATAGCGAGCGCAAGGAGCGCTTGAGTGCTTATGAAAACGACAACGCCCAAGTGGTGGTCAATGTGGCGGTTTTGACCGAAGGCTATGACTACACTCCCACCTCGTGCGTGGTTCTGCTACGCCCTAGTTCCTACAAGTCCACTTTTATTCAGATGGTGGGCCGTGGTCTGCGCACAGTCGATTCTCAAGAGTTTCCAGGAGTCGTAAAAACCGACTGCATCGTTCTGGACTTCGGCACGGCATGCCTGACACATGGTGCACTCGAGCAGGAAATCAATCTCGATGGTCATGACAATCTGGGAGATGCCCCTGCCAAAGATTGCCCCGAGTGCGGTGCCTCAGTTCCGAAGGCCGTCATGGAGTGTCCGCTTTGTGGTCATGCATGGGAAAGACAAATCAACCTGTCTCGCGGTGTACTTGATCACTTCATCATGAGCGAGATCGATCTTCTTAGTCGATCAAATTTTCGCTGGTGCGATCTCTTTGGCAACGACGATGCTCTCATGGCCACAGGCTTCAACGCATGGGGAGGTATCTTTTTTCTCAACGGGCGATGGCACGCCGTGGGCGGGGCCAAGGGACATCCCACTCAATTGCTAGCTGTCGGCGATCGGACTGTTTGCATGGCCAAAGCCGATGACTGGCTCAACGACCATGAATCGAAAGACTCAGCCTACAAGACACGCCGTTGGCTTAACGAATCCCCCACTCCTAAGCAACTTCAGTACCTATCACCAGAGATGAAGGTTGACTTTAGTCTGACGCGTTATCAGGCCTCAGCCCTACTTTCCTTTCGTTTCAACCGTAGCGCCATCGTTCGGTTAGTCAATGCAGCCAATGACTTAAATGCTCATGCCCACGAACATTCAACTTTGGAGGCTGCTTGAAATGCGCTGTGTGTACGCGACAGGCCAAAGGCTACGGCTGGTTCGATCCACGCCTCAAAAGTAGCCATGCGGTTCACGACTTAACTCGGTGGGTGTTTTGCTCGCGTCGCTGCCAAAACGCCTTCTCAACACTTATGAATAAAACGGAAGGACAAATGATTGATCCAAGTGAAATGGAAAATAAGGCTATGGTCACCTGCCTGCGACCACTAGGCGAGTATGTAGGTTCCATTGGCATGGAACGTCCTCTTGCAAGCTATAGCCGTGAGGAAGTGCTGACCCTCATTGAAGTGGTCGTCACGGCCTACCAAGACAGCATGGCTATTGAACACGAATACATGGCTGCGCGTGACAAAGCTTTCTTACAAGATCGTCTAACCGTGCAAAGAGGTCCTAAGTGATGCTGGACTTCAACACTCGCCCTAAATTGCAGGACCAAATTAACCAACTTATAGATGCGGCACTGACACGTGAACGTGAAGGCCAAACGCCACGCGAATACCTCGGTGCATCCCGCTTGGGAGTTTCCTGCGAGCGCGCACTGCAAT